TCTTCAACATTGCTATGTATAGATTGTATAACTATGTTCCTTCTGCAACTGAGATAATGGAAACAATAGGATTCATAAAGAACAAGAAGCAGTTAGAAGGAGTGACTTCTCTTATGTATCAGAGAAAGGCACGTGGTGAGCGTGTATTCACTGGTGCTCACATGATAACTGGTACACTTGGCGGTGATAAGATACATCAAGTGTTCGAGTTGTGTCTTGGTACGTTATGGGAACAGCGCAAGTTGTTGGCTCCTCGTAAAGGATATTCGCTAGAGATGGCGTTCGAGCTTCTCAATGGTAATTGTCCTGGATATGGTCCATTCATCAGCTATGAAGTCGTGACGGATCTTCGGCACACCAGATACCTAGAGAATGCCAGCGACATAATGAGTTGGGCTAATCCCGGTCCTGGCGCGAAAAGAGGGCTGTGCCGGCTACTCGGGTTACAGGTATGTACTGCAGAGGGTGGAAAGCCGTCCATGGAGGTCCAGGCTAGTTATCCGTCGGTTTTAGGGTATATTAGCCTTATGCGGAAGCTATTAGCTATGGAGCCTTATAGCGTAGAGCCTTTCATGCCTAGGATGGAAATGAGAGACGTGGAACACTCTCTCTGTGAGTGGGACAAGTATGAACGTGTTCGGAATGGCGAAGGAAGACCTAGGAGCAGATACATTCCGCCACATCTCCGACAAGTTTAGTATAGTATAAGATAAGGAGGCTGAAATGATAGGCAAGAAGGGAAAGCTGTTCTATTATAAAGACTTGTTCAAGAAGAAAGATAGAGACAAGGCATCAGTAACGAGGGGTGTTATAGATAGACTAAGTCGTGATTTCCAAGAGAAGATGGGATACCCTCCAGAAGAAATTGTCGCTCGTCGTGACGAGGTCTCTAAGAGTGCAAAGGGATTAGTCACCGAGGTTGTGAAATCTATTCCTCCTGGTCATGTGATCATCTATCCTGTTATCGTAAGACAAGCAAGAATCTATAATAGTGAGAGGAAGCCAAGATGAATATTGTTGTGACGAAAGAAGAGTTCAGATCCAGGTTATATAAAGCCATAAATCTTGGTCGTCTTACGGATCTAGTGGAAAGGATAACAAATCTTGTCTATGACAAGAACCAAGATTATGGCGATGCATGGCAGAGGTATGGTGTATTCACTCCGCTCATACGTATCAACGACAAGATACTGAGACTGGAGAAATTGTCAGATGGTCGTACGGCATTGTTTCCGGAAGAGAACATAGCCGATACATTGATTGATATCATAGGCTATGCTGTTCTGGCGCTGATGTGGATTATGGCTAATAGATTCGATGGAACCCTCAAGAAATAATCCTGTTTGTCAGAAATGCGGACTTTGGGAATCTTGCAAGTCCCCATTCATGGAGCCAGATGGTGCCACGAAGCCGAAGGTTCTCGTCGTCGGAGAAGCACCTGGCGATGACGAGGACAGAAAAGGTGTGCCATTCATAGGCAGATCTGGTCAGTTGTTACGTACTGCGATAGATGGTATTGGGCTGACTTCATCTGATGTAACTTACACGAATGTTGTCAGGTGCAGACCGAAAGATAACAAGATTTCCAAACAAGCAATAGATTACTGCAAGCAGTTTGTGATAGATGAGATAAGCAGGTATAAGCCGAAGATAACATTGCTGATGGGAAACAGTCCTCTGGAAGGTGTATTAGGTCAGATAAGAATATCCGATTGGAATGGTGTGCTGGTAGATAGAAAAGGCAAGAAGTATATGCCATTGTATCATCCAGCATACATACTGAGGAATCAATCCGCAATGGATGAATGGCTGACCGCTCTGATGTCAGTTGAAGACGCAATACACGGGATTTCCAAGAGTGTTAGATACGATCTAGTTGTGCCGAAGAATATGCAAGATCTGCTTGCTATGCGCAAAGACTTAGATGAATACGAGTACATCTCGTTTGACACAGAGGTAACAGCTCTCAATCCCTATGCAGAACATTGTAAGCTATTGATTGTTTCGTTTGGCAGACCTGGTGTGATGTACGCAGTTCCCATAGATCATAAGGAGAGTTGGTTCAGAGGATCGAAACCAGTAAAGGAAATAGTCGCTGAAGTGCTGAGGAATCATGATGGTGGCGTCATTGGTCACAACCTGAAGTTTGATCAGATGCATGTTATGAAGCATCTGAACGTGACGTTTGCTGGATATGCTGACACTATGCTCATAAGCTATATGATGGATAGTCGTCGTGGCATTCATGGTCTGAAGAAGTTGGCAGGAATCCATTGTGATATGTATGGCTATGACATGGATCTGCAAGAATATATTGCTTCACATAAAGAAGCTAATCCAGCGAAGGGAGGCAACTATGGTGAAGTTCCTTTGGAAATCTTGTTGCCATATGCAGGAGCAGATGTAGAAGCACCGATAAAATTATTCTCTAAATTGTATCCGCAGTTGACTGATAAGCAGAAGAAGCTTCATGGCATGATAATGAAGTTCAGTGACATGTTGTGTGATGTTCAATCGAATGGCATGAATTTAGATCACAATATGACCAAGAGATACTATGCCATCTATGATACAACTCGTAAGAGCATGTACACCGAACTGCTTAGAAATAAGAGCATCAAGAAGCTGTTGTATATACATCGCGAAGACAAGAAGAAATTTAGATTCAATCCGAACTCATTCGTGCATCTTTCAGAATTGTATTATGGCATCATAGATATTCCTGTAATAGATCGCACAAAAGGCGGCAAGCCGACTACAAGCTCCAAGAAATTGAGTAAGCTGGAAAAGAGATTTCCAATCTTGTACAGCATCAGACAATACAGACTGCTTGGCAGCATGTTGTCAAAGTGTCTTGGACCTGCTGTGGACGGATCATGGTCGTCTGCGGATGGAAGAGTCAGATCGACGTATAATCTAGATGGCGCAAGGACGGGCAGGATATCCAGCACGAAGCCGAATCTGCAGAATATACCTACACCAGAGAAGGAACCTGGCACATTGCTTGAGTTCAAGCCAATCAAGAATATATTCACGCACTCGTATGTGAACTGGAAAGCCAGAGGATATATAGAAAGATATTGTGACGGTGTTGTCATGTCGGCTGACTATTCTGGCATGGAACTGAGAGTGTTTGCCAGTCTGTCTAAATGCATGCCGATGATAGATATACATAAGTCTGGCAAGGATTTCCACTCTTGTGTAGCGATCAGAGCTATCACGCATAAGCCAATAGAGGAGATAACGTTCTCTGACATAAGAGGACTGCCAAAGCCAGTGAGATATAAGTACAAGTGGACTAATTGGACATTGTTATTCGGCGGTGGTGCTGCGACTCTTGTTGCTATGTATGGCATGGATCCCGATGATGCTAAGACAATGGTCAGGGATTACTATGATGAATTTCCTGAAGTCCTTGAATATCGTGAAGATATAATAGATATAGTGACGGCTAATGGATATGTCGAAAGTCCATTTGGCAGACGAGAATATCTTCCTGACATAACAAGCAATGAGACGAAGAGGAGAAACAGAGCGATCAGGGAAGCGATCAATATGCCCACTCAGTCAGCAGCTTCTGATCTAACTCTATGTGCTGGATATGTGGTGTATGATAAACTGAAGAATGGAAATTATCTTTCGAAGATTATCAATGAGGTTCATGACAGTGTGATGGTAGATGTTCCTCGTTACGAGATAGACGATGTTGCCGATATATGTAAGGACGCGATGGAAAATCTGAAGGAACATCAGAAGACATACTTCCCGAACATAGACTTCGACTGGCTCATATGCCCTCTTGTGGCAGATGTAGAAGTAGGTACTCACTATGGAGTGGGAACAAGTTTAGTAAAGTGGAAGGAGTTATATGGGTAGAACATTCGAACTCAATATGCCGCATGGCGATAAGATAGATATCGATACAGACAAGCTGTTTGATATCGACGAGACAAACCTGACGAAGGAGTATGCTAAGCAAGCATCTCTGTATGCGTACTACGGCACGTTGTACAACGAAGCCGATAGAGCATTGATGAAATCTGATGCTTACAAAGATTCTCTGTATGCCGAACTGGATTTGGAGTATCGCAAAGAGTTGCAAGACGAGAAGGCTACAGAGGGAAGAATCAAGTCAATGGTAATCTCAGATGCCGACTACGAAAAGTCTGTCACGCAAGTGACTTATTGCACATATCGTAAGGGAGTTCTCAAGACTATAATGGATGCTCTGAAGATGAGAGCGGATATGCTGGTGTCTATGGGTGCTCATCTCCGTGCCGAGTATGACCAGACTGGGATGGTAATCAGGAATACAGCGAACATAGCCGAGGTCAGGGAGAAACTCCGTAAGAAGAGCGAGCAAGTTTAGTATATATGCCAGTCTGCAATCCCATTGAATTCAGCCTCCGTGGGATGGGCATTTGAGGGTTCGAATCCCTCGGCTGGCACCTGGGTGTCCGCAAAGTGATACCAGAAAGGAAAGGAAAAACATAAACATGTCACCTAAAAGTCCCACACGTAAGACAAATTTGGAAAAGTTGCGCGAACGTTTGTCCCATGTAGACACTGGTGCTGGCACCGGATTCTTCGGACCAAAAGAAGGTCGCAACGTCATCCGCATTCTACCTCCCGTGGGCAAAATGGAATACTTCTTTCAGACTGTTGGTCGGCACTATATGCCTCCTGATAATAAGAAGGCTATATATTGCCCGAGCTTCACAAGCGATAGGGAGTTGCCTTGTCCTATCTGTGAGCTTTCCGATCAGTTGCGCCAGGCTGGCGATAAGAAGATGTCCGATGAGTTGCGTGTTCGTAGACAATTCTGGATGAATGTCATAAATCGCGACTCTAGCAATCCAGAGCCACTGATCTATACGCCTGGAGTCATAGTGTTCGGAGAGTTGTCCAGTCTAATATCGGATCCAGACTATGGTGATATCACCGATGTGCTGAACGGATACGATATAATTATCGAGAAGTCCGGCACTGGTCGTGACACCGAGTACCATGTGAAGGCTCGTCCGAAGACTACTCCTCTAACCGAGGACGAAGATGAGTTGGAAAACATCTTGTCCAAAGCGAGAGACCTGACTTACACAGAGGTCAGCGATGATCCCGATGAAGATGATGAATTATCTAAGGGTCATAAACTGTATCTTCTGCCTTATGATCGTATCGTAAGGGAGAATGATCTAGAAGAGCTAGAAGAAGGTGGCGAGGAAGAGTCTGAGGAAGAAGAGGAAGAGTCTGAGGAAGAAGAGGAAGAAGAGAAGGCTCCTCCTAAGAAGCACGCTGTACGTGATGAAATCGACTTCCGCAGGAAGCGTCATGCGGTGAAGAGATAATGAAAATTTGTCACTTTGCGGATACCCATATAGACGCTAGCAGAGATGGTCCAACGGATCCAGTGTCTGGTCTGAACGGGAGAGTACTGGACTTTCTGGATTCGTTGGACATCCTGATAGATTATTGCATAGAGAACGATGCGGATATAGTTCTATTTGCTGGAGATGCGTTTCATAGACACTCCCCAAACTCTGTTATACTGAACGAGTTCGCTAGAAGAATACGTAGATTGTCTGATCATTGTCCTGTAGTAATGCTTGTTGGAAATCATGACGTTCCAGGAAATGATCCTAGAAAAGCCTCTTCTGCTGAGATATACAAGTCACTTGATCTGAAGCGAGTAATAGTTGGTAGCAATTACGAGATATTACCAATAATGACAAAGAAGAACGAGATAATACAAGTCGCCACATTCCCTTATCCTTCCAGGCATGTGTTCAAAGGTAAGAAAGAGATTCATAGAAAGATAAAGGAAATGGAAAAGAGTGTGGCTAAGTCTGCTCCTTGTGTGTTCTTAGGACACTTCACTGTGTCTGGCGGAAAGATGGGTTCTGAACAATCGTACGTGACAGCAGTAGATGGTGTTGTTGAAAAAGAGGTATTGGAAAATGGTCCGTGGGATTATGTGGCTCTTGGTCATCTTCATATGTATCAATGCCTGAACGAAGGAGCAGTGCCTCCGATAGTCTACTCTGGCAGTCTTGATAGGATAGACTTCGGGGAGGAATCAAGTGATAAGGGTTTCGTATGGGTGGAAATCGATGATGAGACAATAGAATTCTCTCTAGTAAGTGTTTCTCCAAGACCTATGGTGACACTGAACTTCAAGTTCGGAGATGACTCTAGGCACATCACGAATTATATTGTCAAAGCTATAAACAGCGAGGACATACAGGACGCTATCGTTAGAACAAAGATAGCATTGCCAGAGCATATGGAATCTAGATTGCAGATGGATAGAGTGTATGAGGCGTTGAAAGCGTGCCACTTTATTCATAGCGTAAGTATTACTAGAGTGTCTGGGCGACGTCCTACAAGGCTTGGAGAGCTTGATATGCCTCTGCTAGAGGTTCCAAGTTTAGAATTACTAGATAGATACTTTGCGAACGTTGCTGGAATAGGTGGCAAGGAGAAGAAAGAATTGTTGTCATTAGCCAGTACGATCATGGAGGAATGTAATGATAACTGACTCTTGTAAGATAGTTGTTGGTATAGTAGTCATTTTATCGACAATTGCTGTATTGGTGCGTTCAATACACATCATTGTATCTTGTATGAGACGTGATCGCGATATAGATTTGGAAAAGCAGACAGAGGAAGAGATAAAAGAGGTCATGAGGCATGGCGACTGGTAAGGATATCTTATCCGAACTGAAATCAAAGAAATTATCGGTGATGTTCCTCGATGACGAGGACTCGCCATGTGTGGTATCAGAGTGGGTCAGTACTGGGTGCCTTGCTCTAGACGCCATAATGGGAGGCGGATTGCCAGTTGGTAGATTGGTGGAAATATTCGGAGATCCTGCTACTGGTAAGTCTCTTATCGCGTCTCAGATAGCATCTGTTGCCCAACAGATGGATGCTGTTGTACTCTATATAGACACAGAGACGGCTGTTTCCAAGGAGATGATGGAAGAAGTTGGTGTAGACACTTCTACGCTATTATATGCTTCTCCAGACACAGTTGAAGAAGTCTTTACTCTTATCGATGAAACAATAGAGTCTAAGATGAAACTCGATCCAGAAACTTTGCTTGTAATTTTATGGGATAGCGTCGCTGCCACGTCTGCTAAGTTTGAGATGGAAGCAGAGTTTGGAAAAGCGACAATGGGGAGACATGCTGCTCTCATAAGCCAGGGATTGCGTAAGGTAACGAGAAAGATAGCCAAGCATAATGTGTGCTTCATCGCATTGAACCAGACCAGGATGAAGATAGGTATAATGTTTGGTGATAACACTGCCACTTTCGGTGGTAAGGCTGTGTCATTTCATGCATCAATACGTATTCATCTTCACATGAAGGAGAAGATCAAGAAAGATGGTCACATTATCGGCATAAATGTGAGAGCGATGGTGGAAAAGAATAAGATTGTAGCACCATTCAGAGAGGCAATATTGCCGATATATTTTGGTCATGGTATAGATGATGCTCAGGCTTCTCTACATTTTATGGAAGAAGCTGGTTTGATAGAGAAGAGTGGCAGTGTTATCACCATTGAGGTCAATGGAAAAGAAGACAAGTTCGTCAGCAATAAATGGAACAGTAAGTACGAACAGTACTATGATGAGATAGAGAAAGCTGTGATGGGAGTATATGATACTTCTGATTGACGGCAACAACCTCGCCTATAAATGCAAGCATGTGTTCAACCTTTCTCATAAGGGAATAGATGTTAGCATAACATATGGCTTCATGAGTGTGATGAACAGCATGCTGGAGCGTTTCAAGCCATCGTCTGTCATTGTGTGCTGGGATGGAGGAATTCCGGACTTCAGGAGACAAGCTCTATCAAGATACAAGGCTAACAGAAAACACGATTGGGAAGAGGGGGAAAGAGACGACTTTTACAGACAGATAAATGAGTTGTGTGATTTTATACTGCCTAATATGGGCATCATTTCCATTATGCATTACGGATCAGAAGCAGACGACCTTCTGTATCACGCTTCCAGAATCTTAGATGACAATATAATAATCGTCTCGTCTGACAAGGACTTGTTCCAGGCTTGTACAAAGGATGGAAGAGTGAAAGTCCTGAAGGGAGATAAGTTGCTTGGAACCAAGGAGATAGAGGAACAGATCGGTCTTCCTTTCGAGAAACTGACGGAATGGAGAGCATTGCAAGGAGATGGTTCCGATAATATTCCTGGTATTCCTGGTGTCGGAGCGGTGACTGCTACCAAGCTGATGAAGACATTCGGAGATGTTGTTACTATCTGCAATGCAGCAGCAGGAATCAGTCCTAAGAAGGATCTTATGTCTAAGTCCGTGGCTGAGAAGGTATCTGCGTTCGGATTGCCGTCTATTGTGACTAATGTCGTGGCAATGCGTCTGTACATAGACAAAGTTGGTGCCAGATTAGCAATCATTTCCAAATTGTATCCTTACAACGAGGCTAATATATCTATATTGAAGAAGTTCTTCTTGTCAAGAGCATTCACTTCTCTTCTTGTGTCTGATCTATTTTCCAATATCAGAAAGCTGAGAGTGCCGAAGATAAGACGTGATGTCAAGTACCCAGTGAACATCGGAAGGAGATTCCCAGTTGAATAAACGTTACATAGGCATCGATCCAGGAAAGTCTGGTGGCATAGCCATTGTTAGTAAAGACTACGATGTGTATGTTACACCTATGGTGTTCGATGGCAAGCTGATAGACTTTAGGAAAATGGCACAATGGATTATGGAAAGATGTAATCCAGAAATTACATTGGCTGCTGTAGAGAAAGTGCATGCTATGCCAGGACAGGGTGTTACTGGCATGTTCAGCTTTGGAACTTCTTATGGAGGAATGTTAGGTATATTGGGAGCATTGGAAATCTCAACTGTCTTGGTTCCTCCACAGAGGTGGAAGAAGTATGTTCTTGCTGATACAGATAAGACCAAAGAAGCTGCTATAACATTCTGCACGATGAGGTATCCTAAGGTAAATCTTTATGCCACAGAGAGGTCTAAGAAACCTCATATCGGTATCTGCGATGCTCTGTGCATTGCTCACTATCTTTGTAACAATTATTGATGTGATCAAGGATGATATTCGACGCAGATGTTGTAAGGACATTAGTTGTCGATTGGCAGAGAACGAAGTCTTGTGCTGTTCTTGAGCGCATCTACGATGGAACGAATAAGCTAATAGAGGCGATTGTCTCATATTATGATCCGATATACAGAGACGACATGATACAAGAGTGTCGTCTGAAGTTGATTAGTGGGGCATTGCAAGGTTACGATTCAGCATATTCTTTACATACATATCTCACAACAGTATTTCATAACTGTTGCAGAACATACATGAAGAAGCAGTACAGGATTTCCAATCTTCTAGATGAAGATGCCGAGCCGTTAGAAAGAGTTTCTAGCGACTCGGTTTCATGTTCTGATATGATAGAGGATGCTATATGCAGGAATCGTGATAGATTCCCATCTATTCCTACGGAAGTCGTAGACGATATGACTGAGTACATCATAACCAGATTGTCTGGCAATATAGGTAAGAAGAGAGGTCTGGTTGCGGAATTGATGGCAAACTTCTGTATGTCTCGTCATGTGGCTACAACTGTGTATCACAGTACTATAATCTATTTGCGTGGCAAATATGACAATGGGGCAAAGATTTCCAAAGATTGCTCTGAGTTCTCTCTGATGCCTGATCTGAGGGAAGAGCTCGGGGACGGAGCAGTGCAAAGACTAATAATAATGTTTAGTGGCGTTTGCATTCGTGTGCCATGAGCGTATATATTCTAGGAGCATCCGTGGCACATGTTATTCCTATTCAAGCAAATTAAGCCCAAGCCTCTAAAGATAGACGCTTTCAGACTGGAATTCCTGACTGCTTTGCACGAGATAGAACGTGGTGTGAAGAAGGATTTCCAAGAGATAACCGAGACATGGGAACACGAGGTTGTGTGGGAGTCTCAGATATCTTTGGTGAAAGGTCCATCAATGCTGGTCGGATCTGATGATCAGATATTGAGATGGCTGAATGATGGTACTCCTCCTCATAATATCTGGGCTAAGAAGTCCATGGGCTATTTGCAGTTCCAGACTGGTTTCAAACCAAAGACAAAAGTCAATTGGATAGGTTCTCAGAAGGGTGGAAAATTCGGTGCGAAAGTCAAGAGAGCCACAGTCAGACACCCAGGGTTTGAAGCCAGAAACTACGAGAAAGTGATGAAAGAGAAGTGGGAACCGAAATTCAAGGATAGGATGAAGAAAGCCATGAAGACAGCAGCCAAGAAGTCTGGGCATGGAGTGTGACTATGAATGTGAAAGTTATTCTTCGCGAGAAGAAAGCAGTTGTCATAGAATATCTTGATGAGTTTGGGCATATACAGCGTTCTGTTTTGCCAGAGGAATCTCTCGTGGATGGAAATACAGTCAGGGATGAACTGTTGTCTGCATCTATTCCTTATGGGGTAGATTGGGAGTCCCATCTAGAGGGAGTTGTCGGGAACGTGACGTCTGGCATGTTCGCTGACGAGTTCCACAAAGTCGGTATTTGGACATCAGAAGATGTGATGGACAACCCGAAGAAAGTGTTCGGAGTGGTTCAGACTGTCTATGGTATCGACTATGCTGGAATCATAAATTTTGCTAAGTCGATGTTGAAGAAGTAGGAGGTTTAGCATGGCTGATTTTTCATTAGCTGGCGAGGGAGTAATCTGGATACAACCAGATGGTCCAAACACCGAACCAAAGTTTCTTGGTTGTCACATGATCGACGGCATAGACGAGCCCCAAGGAGATATCACAAAGTTCTATTGCCCAGATCCTGAGATCCCTAACAAGTTCAATGTTAAGGGAAGTTTCCAAGGTGAGCCAGGAGCAATCGCGTTCACGATCGAGACAGACCTATTGAAGACGGCAGATTATCTGGAAGAGGTTATGTGTCCTGTGCCTATGTATGTTGGAAAAGTCTCGTGCGGTCGCAAGAATGTGTTCGGTGCATACGATAGAATGTTTGTTATGGAGAGATCTTGGCTCAC